TCTTCCATTATCTCCCCGATTCGGTCAAGACCAGTCAAAGATAGTCCCTTTACAGTCCGACCTGATCCGGAAAGTTCCTAATGGCTACCAAATCTGGCAAAGCTCTACGAGGGGCAATTAAGCCAAGGGTTCATACACCCTTTCTCAAGGGCAAAACTAGAGGCGATGAGGTCATTGAGTTTGCTAAGCAATTAGGCGAGCCCTTGATGCCTTGGCAAGAGCTTATAGTCAAGGATTTCTTCACAGTAGATGGCAAAGATAAATTCATAAGACGTAGTGGGTTGCTATTAGTCGCAAGACAATCAGGAAAATCGCATCTAGGCCGAATCATGTGCCTTGCCCATCTATTCTTATTTAAGAGTCCTCGTGTGCTTATAGCCTCATCCAATAGAGCGATGGCATTGGTTTCATTTCGAGAGATGTGTTACCTCATTGAAAGCCATGACTTTCTTAATCTTCAAGTAAAGGCTATTCGTTACGCTAACGGCACAGAATCGATCGAATTACTTCCTGAGTTTGGCGGTGGTCGCTTAGATGTAGTCGCAGCAACTAGGGATGGCAGTCGCGGACGCACCAGTCATTTCACTTGGGGCGACGAGCTCCGTGAATGGTCAGAAGAAGCCTTTACAGCTATCACACCTACGACTAGGGCAACAGATGGTCAGACATTTTGGACTAGCAACGCTGGCGATGCTTTTAGCCAACCTCTTAATTCGCTTAAAGAAAGAGCGAGCGAAAACCCTCCTAAGACATTTGGCTATTACGAATACTCGGCGCCTAACATGTTAAAAGTAGACGTTAATTCCAGAGCATTTTGGGATGGCGTAGCAATGGCTAATCCAGCTTTAGGGATCAGAGTGTCGCGAGAGGCAATCGAAGAAAGCCTATCCACGTCTAGTCATGACGCGATTATGACCGAGCTATTGTGTTTATGGGTTTCCAGTTTGCAATCTCCGTTCCCGCCGGGCGCCCTTGAGGAATGCGGCGATAATAATTTAGAGATGTCTCCCGGCCCTTATACAGTATTTGCCTTTGACGTATCTCCGTCAAAAAGAATGGCCTCGCTATGCGCTGGCCAACTTCTTGCCGATGGACGAATAGGCATAGGGGTGCTTCAACAATGGCAAAATGACGTAGCAATTAACGATCTTGAAGTGGCTGCTGGGATTAAAGGATGGGCTGATCTTTATCGGCCTAGGCAAATCATGTTTGACAAATACGCCACTCAATCTATCGCCGATCGCCTCGCCAATGCCGGTCAAATCGTAGAAGATTGCAGCTCAAATAACTTCTATCAAGCTTGCGGAGACTTACTAGATGCGATGGTAAATCGTAAAATGGTTCATAATGGGCAGAGGTCTGTTATTGAATCTTTTGAAAATGTAGCGGCCAAGGTAACAGATTCCGCGTGGAGAATCGTCAAGCGTCGGTCGGCCGGCGATATTTCAATTCCGATCAGCGTCGCCATGATAGTTTGGAAACTAACGAAACCTCAACAGATCGCAGCTATTTACACCGAGTAGTGTATAATTGCCCTCTATGGGTATCCTTTCGCGCCTTACAGGTGCAGCACCGAAAGTAAATGTCGAGGCTCAGTACGCACCTCAGGTCTTAGGTGAGTATTCACCTTATGCGATGCCATTCCAGTTTGCTTATGTTGGTCGCACCGAAGCAATGGGAGTCCCTGCCCTAGCGCGTTGTCGCAATCTACTTGCTGGCACAATCGGCACCATCCCACTCGAGCTCTATAAGAAGTCTACGGGCGAAGAATTAGGGAAGCCATTATGGCTTGACCAACCTTCATACTCACAGCCACGTTCAGTCACTATTGCCTACACAGTTGATTCACTTCTATTTTACGGCCAAGCATTTTGGCAAGTAGTTGAGACTTATCAAGAAGATGGTCGCCCATCACGCTTTGAGTGGGTTGCTAACAGCCGAGTCACAGCGACACTTGATCGTGACAATGTTTTCGTCAAGTCATACGCAATCGATGGCACTACAGTCCCAATGGACGGCCTCGGATCACTTATCACATTCCAATCTCTAAGCGATGGCATTCTAAACACAGGCGTCTCAACAATTCGTGCCGCACTAGACATTCAGAAAGCCAGCGTAGTTGCAGCCGCAACTCCAATGGCAACAGGCTACATTCGCAACTCAGGTGCAGACCTTCCACCTGCCGAAGTACAGGGATTACTCTCAGCATGGAAGAATGCTCGCCTTAATCGTTCTACAGCCTATCTCACATCTACTTTGCAATATGAGGCAGTCGGATTTAGCCCTAAAGACATGATGTATAACGAAGCCATTCAGAATCTTGCAACAGAGATCGCTCGCCTTTGCAACGTGCCTCCATATTACGTCTCGGCAGATCAGAACACCACGATGACCTACGCCAACGTTACAGATGAGCGCAAGCAATTCCTCACGCTATCTTTACAGCCATTTATCTCAGCGATTGAAGATCGTCTATCAATGGATGACATTACAGCTAGAGGAAATATCGTTAAGTTTGACATCGATAAGAATTATCTACGCACCGACCCACTCGTGGAACTTTCAATCATTCGTGAGATGCTCGATCTTCAGTTAATCACTCAAGAGCAGGCAATGGCGATGACAGACCTAACACCCAATGGAAGCGAAGGCATGCAATGAAAGAGATGCTCACATTCTCAGCAGAACTAACAGCAGATGCGTCAGAGCGCACAATCTCAGGAAAGATCGTTCCCTTTAATGGCGAGGTCGGTAACACGTCCGCCGGTGCCGTTGTCTTTGAGCGTGGCGCGATTAACATAGCTGATTCAAGCAAAGTGAAGCTCTTACTAGAGCACGATCCTAAGCAGCCAATCGGTCGCGCTCAATTCTTTAACGAAACCGAAGATGGAATCTTTGCATCATTCAAGATTTCTAAGTCATCCCGTGGCACAGATGCTCTCATCGAAGCCTCGGAAGAACTTCGCACTGGTCTTTCAGTCGGAGTTATGGTCAATGCAGCAAAGCCTAAGAATGGCGTTCTGTATGTGTCGAGTGCTGACCTACTCGAAGTAAGTTTGGTTCAGGCAGCAGCCTTTAAATCTGCAGCCGTAACCGATATTGCGGCGTCTGAAGATGAAGCCGTAGAAGAAACCCTACCAACAGAAAGCGAGACAGCCACAGTGGAAACCACTCCAGCAGTCGAAGCAACACCTACAGTTGAGGCTGCCGCAGTTGAAGCTGCTCGCCCTGCTGTAACAGCAATGGCTTACACAAAGCCACGCATTGAAGTAACAGCTGCAAAGTACGCAGAGCAGTCAATTCGCGCAGCACTTGGCGATGACTCAGCTCGTCAGTACATCGCAGCAGCAGACAACACAACTGACAACGCTGGGCTAGTACCAACACGTCAACTTTCAGAGATCATCAACCCTCTCGGAACAACAATCCGGCCATCAATCGATGCAATCTCTCGTGGAGTGCTTCCTGATGCAGGTATGACTTTCGAGATCCCAAAGATCACCGCAATGCCTACAGTTGCAGTTGCAGCTGAAGATGCAGCATTCTCTAACACAGATCAGAACTCTGCATTCCTAAGCGTAAGCGTTGCAAAGTACGCAGGACAACAGGTCTTCTCAGTAGAATTGCTAGATCGTACATCTCCAGCATTCTTTGATGAACTCGTCCGCAACATGGCAGCAGCTTATGCCAAGTCAACCAACGCAGCAGTCAACGCAGCACTCATCTCAGGTGCAACACTTGATGCAACTACAGTTGCAACATATCCAACAGCAGCCGAGCTTCTCGGAATTGTTGCTCGTGGATCAGCATCTGTTTATGGCGCAACAGCAGGACTTCCAAATCCATTCGCTCGTAACATGGTCGTATCTACTGGACAATGGTCTAACATCATGACCTTGAACGATTCAGGACGCCCTATCTACAACGCTTCACAGCCACAAAACGCAGGCGGCGTTGTAACACCTACATCACTCACAGGTAACGTTGCAGGACTTAACCTCTATGTCGATCCAGAAAATGGCGGCGATGGCGATGGCACAATCCTCATCATCAATCCAGATGCGTACACATGGTACGAGTCACCAACATACCGACTACGCGCAGAATCAACAGCTGCTGGTCAGGTAACAATCGGCTACTACGGCTACGGCGCAATCGCGACCAAGGTCGGAGCAGGCGCATTTAAAAATAACAAGGCGTAAGCCACACTAAGTCGCTGGCAGGGTAGTGCCCTTCTACCCTGCCAGTCTTTAGAAAGGATAAGAGCATGGCATTGACAACAGTTGCAGAGCTTCGCACCGCCCTTGGCGTTGGCACCCTCTATACTGATGCAGTCTTGCAGCAGGTCTGCGATGCCGCAGATAACGTACTCTTGCCCTTTCTATGGAAGAATCAGCAATACATTATTGCTCACGGCAATACGGGGACAGTAGGAACACTTTATTTTGATCAGGACATTACCAACGTATTTTATGTTGGCCAACAAGTTACAATTTCTGGTGCAGGTAGCCGCTACAATGGGACTAAGACAATTACAAAAGTCGATACTCGTTCATTTAACGTAACTACGGCTCACACGACTGACAATCCACGACACACAGTTGAGCCTTATGGCATCGCCGCTGTCGAGACATACACAGATTACACAACGATTCCAGCAATTCAAGAATGTGCCTTGATGATAAGCATCGACATTTGGCAGTCTCGCCAAGCGCCATCAAGCGGTGGCGTGACTATCGATGGCTATCAGCCTTCACCTTACAGAATGGGCAACACACTCCTAGCACGCGTTCGTGGATTGCTTGCGCCTTATCTTGATCCGAGATCGATGGTGGGCTAATGGCCGCCATATCAACACTCCGAGCAGGTATTGCAACAGCTTTAATTGACAACAGTAAGTGGTCAGTCTTTAGCTTCCCACCTGCAACTCCTATTGCTAACAGCGTCGTCGTTGCTCCAGCCGATCCTTACATAACTCCTTCTAATAATTCATATAACACGATTGCTCCCTTGGCTAATTTCCAACTGAGCATCCTAGTGCCGTTGCTCGATAACGAGGGCAACCTTAACGGAATTGAGGACAATGTAGTCCGAGTGTTCAATCTACTCGCTGCATCCTCATACACCTACAACGTCACAGAGGTATCGGCTCCGGCTGTCCTCAGCGCCGTCTCAGGTGATCTACTTACATGTAACATCAATATCTCAGTCCTAACGAGTTGGAGCTAAAATGTCCGAGTGGGAAAAAGAGCAAGAAGCCTTCCTGATCAAGATCGGGCAGGTAGCACCATC